GCCAACACCACCAGCCGCAACCCCAGCGGCAATCGCTGCTGCCGTGCCTGCGCCTGCTAAAGCCGCTCCTCCTCCTACTGCAATTGCTGTTCCTACTGCTACAAATGCCATTTTTTAATCCTCCTAAGTGGTTAAACTTTCAAGTAGAGCTTTTGCTTCTTCAAACTTGATGAAAGAGTTGCTTTTACGCACCAATGTTGACTCCAAAACCTCAACGCTGGTCTCGTCTGTTGGATGAATGGTAGCGAACTTCATCTCTTCCAAAATGAAGAGCACTTTCCTGACATTGGGTTTTGAGATGAAATAACACGGCGCAACAAGGTCTTCGATAACGCCGTCAATCATCACTCGGGCTTTGCCGGTAAGAACCACATTGAAATGCTCAGTAAGATGTTCGTGCCCAATGATAAAACTGCCAGCAGGCATTGTTATCTCGCGCATATAGACCCCAGGCGCAAAGTTGTGTTTTAACGGACACTCAACCTGTGGAAGATTGAGAAGTTCCTTCTCAAGGCTCTCAATCTGATCGTTTACCGGTACTGAAAGTTCTTCACTCATTACGTCACTTCCCTCCCCGAAGCAGTAATGGTGATTGAAACGGCTGCGCTTGCTAGGGTCGATATGCGTCCGCCTACTTCAAGAACCTGTCCGACGAGTTCCGGGCAAGTGTAGGTCTCGTTTGGAAAAATCGTTCTGGCGTCGAGAATCAAGTTTGCGTCACCTACGGAAGCTGACAAAGGAACCAAGTTGACCGACAACGTCACATTGCTGGCAGAAGTGTTCGTAGCGGTAAACTTGTCGATGATGCACTTGGCATTAGACGCCGTGTACTGAGTCGTCTGCGAAGCCTCAGCCTGCTTGGGCGGGATGATGTTTTTGACGTTAACGGCCATACAGCGGGACAGTTGTTACGGTGAGAATAACGGACGGAATACCAGGCACCGGTGGGGCTGCGGTAAAAGCCTTGATTTCGAGGTCTGTCACGTCCGATGACCAAACAAACTCAAGGTAATCTCCCGCGTTCATTCTATACACGAAGTTCCATGCCGCAACACTTTCCGCGTTGTTGCCTTGAAGACGAACCTGCGTTGCAGAATTGGTTTGGTTAATGCCATTGATAGCCGCCCACAGGTAGAACAAACCGACGCCTCCTGCGGTCTTGTCCAACTGCATTGAGAACTGGAAGTTGTATATGCCCTCAGAATCGACGTAAATGCGGCTTGCAGGCGTTCCAATGCGTACACCGAAGCTCAGGTCTGTTGAGTTGAATGTGACGGCCTTTGGCGTGTTTATGACCGTGGACGTTTGCGTTGTCGTATCATAAAAGGTGCCATAGCGAAGCTGGCGCAGTGGTTCTGGCGCGGGAGCTGTGGCATATAGCTCAACAAGCTTTGAGAGGCGTTCGATGGAGTCCAGCGCCTGCTGTGCATTTGCTTGAGCGCCGGCGGACTCGAACTCGTTCGCTTCGGTGGCTGTAGGGACGCTGGCAAAGAGTTCCTCGAAAGCTCGGATTGCCCGTTGATCAGGCAAGAACTTTGCTAGGTCGTTTCGGTTGAGATTGATGCGGTTCGCCATTACCAGACAAGTGGTTCGAGCCTTGCGTCAAGTCGTGCGATGGACATATGCGCGTCACTCGTCCCACGGAACCGGTACGTCCGCCAATCTCCCATACGACCGTTACGCATCCACGTCAGGCGCTTGTAGTAGTCGCCAATCTTACCGGCCTTTATGCCGCGTTCGACCGAGTAAGTCAGACCGTCTGCTGAGTAGCTTGCGAAGATGGTTGGGTCAACGCCAAGCGCCACCCGCCCGGTAAGTGCCACAAGTTCCATCTCATGGAAAATGGCACCTTTACCTTCGTTGTAGAAAATCTGTGTTTCAAACTGCCAGCCGGTCAGGTTTCCCCACACCGACGAGATTGTGTCTACCGTGTAGCCGAGGTTCGTTGTTGTGGTGTCAGCACACACCCACTTGTCGTAGACGTACACAAAGTTACGTGCGCGGTAGCCGTTGTTGCCAACAATACCGTCTGCGAGCACAAACCAAACGGCCTGTTGGGCGATTTGCGAGGCTGTGCCGTCGTACACAAGCGTGCGGTCAGGAAGGTGAATGTACAGGTGGTTCAGTCCATCGTGAAGACGCGTTTCACAGACAATCTGAGCCAGAGTAGTTTCAGGGTAACTTGCCAGAATCTGGTCAATTTCACGGGTTGAGACCTTGACCGTGTTTGCCCCAGTCGCGAGCCATACCGAGACCTGCTCGTTTCTCCCGCCTCCGACGAATGCCATAGCATCCAGATAGACGCATGAGGTGTACGTTCCCACGCCCCCTCGCTGTATCTGGGCTCCCTCAACGCGCACGAACGGGAAGTCCCCTGCAAGCCCCGCGTTGTTGAAGAGCTCGATGGTGTGTCGGTTAACCGCATAGACCTCGTTCCTGAACTTCTGAATGGAGATAACGCTGTCTGGGTCGGCCTCGCTGGTCGCTTTGTACGAGATGACCGTTGGGTCGCTGATGCTGGTAATAGCCAGCAGGTAGCCGTCGGTGACGAAGAAGTACCCGTCCACCCAGCAAAAGTCGATGAGCGGCCCAAGCTCAGGATCGTCTGCAAGCTGGGTCAGAACCGTGCCGTTCCAGTAGTACAACGTACCGTTTGACAGCACTGCAAGCAGGTCGGTTGAGTAGTCGAAGGTGACTTGCCCTGACCCACCAATATCAGCCAACACCGTGACGCCGCCGAGAACATCCACGCTGACGAGCTTGGTGCCCATGGCGCGGTACAGCGTGCCTTTCCACTCAATGCCGCCTCGGTCGAGTCCTGGGCCTGTGCCGAACTGCACAATGCCATCAGCCGGCCTCAGGTAACCGTTGCTGATGCCGTTTTGCTGGATGACCGGTACGAGGTTGCGCGGGTAGCTGCGACGGAAGTCGCTTGCTCCATTTGTGTAGATTCCGCTGAGTACCGGTACTTCCATTTACTTCTTCTTGGCGGTCTTTGCTGATGCCTTGAACGCGGCTGCGGTCGGCGCTCCCTTGGAACCCGGCTTACGCATCCGCTCTTTGCTGCCAGCTTCAATGCGTTCGCGTTTGGCGTGGATATTTGCGTAGAGTCCCTTTTTCATTTGCAGTTCCAGCGTTTGAGTGAAGCAGCTTTGCGCGTAGGCCGGCCTTTCTCGTCCTTCATAGGCCCAGGCATCCCGCTCATCCTCGCGCAGAACGAAGCCTTGCGCCCCGCATCTGCCTTGGTCTTAGGGTTGGGTGCTGGAGGCTTGAGCTTGGAGCCAGTAGCTGCGTTGTACTTTGCGCGGCCCTTGGCTGTTAAGCCAGCCCCCTTGGATACAGGGAGCTTTTCACCGCGACCGACCGAGAGTGAGGTTGATTTAGGCATCTTGCGGAGGAGGAGAGTAACTGCCGTCTTCGTTGCGGATAAAGCCTGCGCCTGCCTCGTAATCGAATCGGAACTCATACAACGTGGTTCCTTCTGGAGGCGTGTATGGTGTCACGCCATCCCACAGTATTGTCATTTCAACGATTGATGTTTCGTTGTTAACGATTGCCCATTGATTAGCCATATTAGAAATATGTTACAACTTCAACTGCTGCACCTCCACCGCCTCCCCCTGCCCCGCCAGTAAATGCGTATGCAAGCGTTTGACCAGATACTGTTTGCAGCGCGTTTTGGTCTAGTGTTATTTGATTATTTGCGCTATCTACAGACACTATTCTAGCATATGACATTGCAGACCTGCTGCCTGATGCAGTAGGGAATATGATTTCATCTTTGGGGCTTGTGTAATAGAACGGCTTACTTGTTACAGTTGCGGTAGCAACAGAACTTAGCGTTATTGATGTCGAGCCTGATGATGCTGTAAAAGCGTTTTGTATCCTACTGCTAACTCCTTCACCCAAAACCGAAACTGAATTAAATAATGCATTTGGCATTGGATTTGTTAATGTGGCCGTCGTTGACCCAGCAGTTGTAGACCAAGTGTTTTCCGCAGAAACAATAGACACCATCATCCCGACATAAAGCGGGGTTGTATCGGAGACGGTAACAATGTTTGACCCCAATGTTGTGCTTGCTCCCGCAACGAAACCAATGCAGTTCATTGCATAAAGTGTTAGACCAGATGCTGTTGCCGATGCGGTTGTTGACAGCGTGAATGCCGTTGCCGAAGACACCCCGTCAACGTGCCTGTATCCGACATCCGTTGTGGCTGGGGTGATTCCATTACTCGCCCAAAGAGCTTGCCCCCATGTCATTCCAAGCGTTGACGTTACTGTAGCCGAGGTTGAATTGTTAGTTGTAGCAAACCCGCTAATTGTTCCGACTCCAGCCACAACCAGCTTTCCTGCGGTTTCGCTTCCAGTTGCCGCTACGCTAATGGTGAACTGCGTTTCGCTAACAAGCGATGCAACCGTTGTGCCTGCTGGAATGTTTGCGTTGTTGAAGATTGTTAGGCCCACAAGAACGCCTCTTGTAGACGTGCAGTCAACTGTTGTGCTACCAGATGTGAGATTGACTCCAGTGATTAGAATTGGAGTACTTGCTTGCGCGGAGCCACCTCCGCCGCCTCCCCCTCCATATCCGCAAGTTGCCAGTGCTGTTTGACCGCTTGTTGTCGCATTTGCGTTTGCCGAAACTACAAATGTGGTTGAATTTGTAATTGATGCAACGTATAGAAGCCTGTTTGTTGGATTTGCAAATCCAGATGAGGGAATGATTGCCATTCCTACATTTAGTCCGGTAGTTGAAGCGCAAGTTACCGTTGACGATCCGCTTGTTGTTGCAACGCTTGTTAGATTCACTGGAGGAAACCAGCCTCCTCCATCCCCTGCGCTTCCTCCTAAGCAAAGAGTATTTGCAACAGACATTCCACAAGCTCCACCAGATGATTGGTTGTCTCCAAAACTTCCAGTTCCTTGCATTGGCGAAGTAGGAAGTGGCGATGTGAAGTTTGTTGTTGTGGATGGTTGTGTCGTAAGAGGCGGCGTGGAAAGCGACCCAAATCCAAAAACAGAATTTACAGTTCCAGCTCCAGCCCCAGTATTTAATCCTCCAATTCCCCCTGATGAGCCTCTTCCCGAAGCTGTTGGCAAACCGCCTGGCGTTGCTCCTGCATTTGAATCAAACCCCACACTTGCTCCTCCTGTTGTTGCTGAATTAAAAAATGCAATATTACCTAGATTAGCACCTGTAGAATTTCTAATAAACGCGCCAAAAAGTGCTGTAGATGCGGCTGTTCCTTGAGTCACACCCCAAAAATTGCAAAGATACCCTGGATAATATTTTGGAGCAACAGTTGAAATTGTTACAGATACTGTGCTTGGAAGTTCGCTTGCAGCAAATTGCGACTTCATTACTTGTCCAGATGCACCTCCTGATCCGCCTTGCGCTAAAGCTGAAGTAGGCGTAACAACACGCCTTATTCCAGGCCCGCCTGAGCCGCCGCCGCCAATAAGCGTGACTTGAATGTACTTCGCCCCTGCTGGCTTCGTCCACGTCCCGCTGGAGGTGAAAACCTGCCTGTCAACGGGAGTACCGCCACCTCCACCTCCTGCCGTAATCCATGAAGTGTTCGCACCGTCCGTCGATAGCACCTTGCCGCTGTTACTGGCTTGCGAGGGAAGCAAGGCGTTGAGTGCTGCATTTGCCGTGGTCTGCCCTGTGCCGCCATTTGCTACGCCCAACGTCCCTGCGAGCGTCACCGCTCCGGTCGTGCCTGTTGCTGGCGTAAGCCCAGTGGTTCCTGCGGAGAATGAGGATACACCTGCAACCCCACCGCCGCTTGCCGTTGTCTGAATAGTGCCATCACCGAACTTGATGCCGCTCGTGTCCACGGACAAGGCAACCGCTGCGTCTGGCGTAACACCAACGCCAACACGTCCGCTTGCACTGATTGTAAACGGAGTGGTGTCTGGGTTTGAGTCTTCAACAAGCAACGAAGGGCCAGCACCAAGATTCGTAATCCGCACTGCCGCCGCCGTGGAGGACGTGTTTGGCAAATCTACCGTCAAGGCTCCGTTGGGGTTTCCAGCGTTCTGTGTAATTGCCAGTGCAACGGGAGTGGTGGTTCCCGTAGGTGTTACAGCTTGATTTGTGGTGAAGTTGTTTGGCTCCGCTGTAGCGGCGACCGTGTTTACGGTTGCGCTTGAGCCTTTGTACCTGATCAGGTTATTGCGAATCCAAACATCCCCATTAGCAGAAGTAGTTGGATCAGTATTTGCAGACCCAAGATTCAATGGAGCTGATGCTGCCGTAACCGCAGGGAGCGTGAGTTTGCCCGTCATCGTATCCCCCGTCTTCAGCACCGTCGTGCCGCCTTCAGTCACCTTGCCTGTGGTCGCTCCAAAGTCCGCTGCAATTGTTCCAGTGCTTGTGATTGTGCCGCCTGTTAGCCCTGTGCCTGCTGTGACGCTGGTGACTGTTCCACCTCCACCACCACCTCCCCCTGCGGTCGTTTGAATCGTGCCGTCTCCAAATTTAATCCCCGTAGTATCCACCGACAACGCAACTGATGCGTCTGGAGTCACCCCGATGCCAACGCGCCCATTGTTCGCCACAGCAAACCGAGTGCTATCCGGTGTTGTCTCGTCGTTGACAACCAAGCTGTTTCCAGAGCCGAGGTTTGTGATGACAACGGCATCGCTTGTCGCCGTAGCGGTGTTCGCGATTGATGCTGCCGTGCCTGTTCCACTGTTGTTTACCGTCAATGCAGTCCCCGCTCCAACGCCGATTGTCTGCGGTTGGTTAAAGGTGTTTGATAGGGATGTAGCTGCAACTGCACGGGAAGTTGGCCCTGTTGAGTCTCGATAGCTGAGAGCACCTTGGTTTGAAATCCAGATATCACCATCCGAAAGTGTAGTTGGTGAACTGCCAACAGTTCTTGATCCAACGCTCAGTTTTGCAATCGTATTGTCAGCAGCAGCAGTGAGTTTGCCGGTCATCGTGCCGCCAGAAGTTTGCACCGCTCCCGTGATGCGCGAGTCGTTACCTGCGGCTACTGTGCCTGCGGTCGTTCCCGTGTTCTTGGTTGCAGAATCGCCAAGACTCAATCTCGTCCGCATTTCAGCCTGATCAGCAGACTGCATGAACGTGTCAATCGAATTGGATACTGTGATGTCAGGCATATGCTTTAGGGTCTAACGTATTTATCGCCGGTTACCGGCTGTAGGTAGTACCCGCCGCCGACTGCTACGGGACGGATGTAGTAAAAAGCTGTTGGAGGCGGCACCGGCGTTACGCCAGAAACCGCCGCAGGTATTTTTGACCGTCTTCTGGAGAGATACCGAATCACAGGCCAGCGCCAGAAATGATGTGAACCGTCGTTGTGCTGGCAGAAGAGAGCAACGCAATCACGTTGTCATCCTCGAACTTGCCAAGGGACACTTGGCTACCGGGCATGATGATGTAGTCTGCGGCAGTTGCCGTAATCGTGCCTTGCCCAACGCGAACGTAAGCGGCATTTGTCGCACCGGTGTTCGTCACGCACACGCTGCGCGTACCAGCCCGAATCGCGTACTGCGCAGAGGTCGTCGTCGCCGTGCGCGTTGCGCCGCTACCGTAAGAGGGATTGAATGGAAGTGTCATGTTAGCCTACTCGATACCATGTTTTGAGAACCGGCTCAAATCGGATTCTAAAGAACCCGCCAGCCGATAGAGAAGTTGGAAGACCAACGCCAGCGCCACCGTTGACGCTAACAGTAAGGGAAGATACAGCCTGAGTCGTTGACACCAAGAGCTCTTGGTTAGCAACACACCCGTCAACCAGCGGAAGTTGAACTGTCAGCGCCGCAAGGCTTGATGCAGGCGTGAGAACCAGCCACACGCTGTCTCCAGTTCCAGAAACAGCCACCGTCGAACCAGTCAGCGGAGCTGAGTACTGAATCACGCTGTTGTCATTCAAGGAAATGTTCTGCTCGATGAAGTTCGCAACGGCTAAACCGGTGCAGTTGTAATCGAGCCCGTTCTGGTTGACAGCAAACAGCGTCGAGTTGCTGATGCTATCGACGTTATCGAGGTTTTGAATAGCCATGTTAGCGGAACTGAAGTTGACCGTTGGGTTCCTGTTCGATTGGAGCAATGGACGGAACCGGCAGGAACGGCCAATCCACATCCTTGTTGCCGGCACCAGCAGGCATCGTCGAGGGGTACTGTTGTTGCAGGACGTTGGCGCTCTGCATGAGGAGCGTCTGGTAGCCCGAAATCGCGCCTAGCTTGGTGTCTGGGGAAGGCGTTTTGCCAAACTGCGGAGCAATCCGCATCGCCAGATTCAAAATGATGGCCTCGTTCGCGGTGATCGGGACGTTCGTCTCAGTATCCAAGTCCGCATTCTCAGGCGAGTTCGTTAGCGGATAGCCAATCTGGATGGCTTTCGCGTACCACTGCGCCACCATGGCGTCCAGCCGGCGCACCGCAGACTGAAGCTCGTCCGCAGTCAGGTCAAACACATAAGACGCCAGCCCAAGTTCCTCGAAAGCGGCCTCAACGAACTGGCGTTTAGTGTATCCCATGCGTCATTTGCGCCTGCGGCGCGGTTTATCTTCTTCTTCGTCGTCTTCAGCCAGCAAAACCGGCTCGCCAGCAACCTCAGGAAGGGGCGCGGCCTCGGATTCCGGTTCATTGACCACAATCTTCACCTTGGGCTCGTTCTTGAGCCTTTCAGCGGCCTCCACGGCCTTGTTAAAAGCATCCACAGCATCTTCAACAGTCAAACTCCAGCCCAAGGAGAGGGCTTCGTCGAGTTCGTCTTGAGATTCAACGCCGCAGTAGTCGAAAGTGCCACCTACCGCCTGATTCTTACCGGGCGAGCGGTACACCATTGAAGGAAACTCAATCATTTTTTCAGTTTTCCAACGGGTTTTCCAGCCGCTTGCTTCGCTTTACGAGCCGTTGAGAGCGCGATTGCAATCGCTTGCTTCTGCGGTTTACCGGCCTTCATCTCCTTGCTGATGTTGGAGGAGATTGTCTTCTGCGAATAACCCTTCTTGAGCGGCATAAGTTGCGTAAAGTTAAGGGGATGGCCCCGAAGGGCCACCCCCCGTGAGACTATACTACTGATTGAACAGCAGAATGCCACTCATTTCGGGTTGTTTGTTCACAACTCCGTAGAACGTGTCCACGCGATACTTGGTCGTGAGCGAGTCCTGATCGAAACGCTTGCTCATAACGAGTTCCAACCCTTGGTCGGTCGAGCCGCGCATCACCGCCACGCCGGCGTTGTCGGGAATCGCATAACGGCCAGGCAGGATTTCAATCGCGTCCTTGTGCCAGAAGCAGTTAACGCCAGCCGCCGTCGTGTTCAGGAACGTGATGGCACTGTTCGCTGCTTTGACATTCACAACGCAGTTCTGGTTCTGCGCGGAAGCCGCGTTTGCAACCTGATTGGATACAATGCCTGGACTAATCACCATCTGTGTCGCGTTAGTTACGCTGATAACCCGGAAGGTTTTAGGCTGACCAGTGTCGCCTTTGGTGATGTGATGCACAGCGTTTACACCAGCGATTTGGAACGCATCCCCAGCGGCAATGCCAGTCGTGCTGCTCACCGTCACCGTCTGGAAACGGTTATCCACGTTGAGGCGTTCAGAGGTCGTTGGGTTCGTGCTGATAGACTTTGGAATCTGGTAGTTCGCTGCAGAATCGCGAGTGTCGATGGTGATTCCAACACCAGCAGCAGCAGGCAACCGCACCGCGTAGTCGAGCTTGTAGATGTCGAAGGACGCCACCATCCCAACGTACGCACGCTCATAAGCCTTGTCGGACTTCTGGTTCCCGAAGGAGCGCGAAGCCTTGGCAAGGTCGTTAGCGAGGCCGTTGTAGTCCCGCGTGTTGAGCGCGAGGTAGCGGTCACCGTCCATGATGCCCTGCTCGTTGAAGATGGCCTCGCACTGGGCAACGTCATCGAACCCGCTAGAAGCACCAGCAGCTGTCTGACGCCTGACAACAAGCGTGCCTTGATTGGCCGCGATTTGGAGCACCGACACGTTGATGTCAGAAGCAAGCTTCTGTTTCGCCGAGTTGCCAAGGCGTTGCTCTTGCAGAGCGTCACGAAGCTCTTGAGCGTTCATCTCAAAGGCCACCGTGCGGGTCTGGTTGATGCTGGCGGGAACCGCGAGCTGGGTATAGGAAGCGTAGCCACCAACGCTGGTGATGTTTGTTCCAACCCCTGCATTGGAGATCGAAGTCGCAATGTAGGGCTGGGGACGCCAGATGACGTTGTTGGTGCGTTCCATCGTCGTCTGATCGGTGTTGTAGATCGAGACGTTACGGGAGAGGACAAGCGCGTCATTGAACCCCTCAAGGAGGTTCTCAAACGCTACGCGTTCTTCTTTATTGAATGAATTAGCCATAGGTTACTTTTTTGACTGCAATTGACGTTTGTAGGCCAAAATCTGCGTGTAGTCACCGGTGCGCTCGGCCTTTGCGCGTAGGTTTTCCAACACTTCGTCGGAACCACCGGTTGACCTTGCCCCGCCTGACGGTGGGGTCTTTTCTGGAGGAGGAGCAGTTTTCTTTGTCACCTTGAGTTGTGTTTCGAGTTTAGCCACCGCGAACGCGAATCTCACTGGGTCTTTTATCTCAGAGAGTTCCTTCGCTTTCTTGGGGTTTTTGCCCAGCGCGTACACCAGTAATGCCGAGTTGTCCGATCCTTGTAGCAAGATGCCTTGCTGCGTTATATCGAGCATCTCCTGCACAGCCGCCTCGGCGTCCTCATAATCCCGAACCTTTAGCTCCGTCTTCGACTTCGCGTAGGTTTCGAGTTTCCTCTGCCATTCGGCTTGTTGGGCTTGCTGCTTTTCCTCGGCCTTAGCTTGCTCTTCAGCGGCTTTCCGTCTCCGGTCAAACCACTCAGCCAGCTTGGCCTCGTACTTCTCCGTGTCGTAATCGGCGCCTTCCAGTGTCGGCTTCGGCCCAGGGTCAACCGGATTGTTCTCAGTTGCCGATATTGCCTTCAGCTTCTCCTCTAGCTCCCGATTCTTGCGATGCAGTTCCCGATTGGTTTTACGCACTTCACGCACCCATTCAGGTGCCTTCTCTGCGTCCTCTTTCTGGGTTGGCGAATCCCCGATGCTAACGTCAATCTCTTCCGAAGTGGTCGCCTCCCCGTCTTTGGCTGGCTCCGAGGCCACCGGCGTACCGGTCTCCTCAGCCACAGCCTCCGCTACGGGAGCTTCCTCATCTTCCAAGACAACTTCAGCACCTACTGCCGTGTTGTTGTTCTCCATTTTTTCTTACTTAGTGGGCTTGTCCACTAAAATGTTTGCATAGGCGCTGCCGGCATAACCGGTGCCACCAGCTTCTGCACATCGTCTTCGATGCGATCGGCCAGCTTCATCGCCTTGTCTTGGTCGATTTGACCAGCCTTTGCAATCGTCTCTTCGGTCTTCGCTCTCGTCTCCTCAGCTCTTGCCAGCGTAAGCACCGTATCGGCTTGTGCCTTTGTAGCGAGCGCATTTGCCCTTTGCGCCTCCGCAGCGAAGTACTGCGTCTGTGCGTCCGGTTGGGCGTTCTGGGCCTCTGCAAGGAGCTCCTGCGCCTCTTGCTCGGTGGGTTTAACCGCCCCCATCTTGAGCAGCTTCTTGCGGAAGTACGTCCGCACGTCCCCAAGCCCTTCGCCTTCCATGTTCATCATGGCCATCGA